CGTTATCGACGACAGACTGAACCCCAGTTTCATTCCAGACGTCACACGCAACAGCAACGGAGTCTTTACCACGCTCCTGGTGTTTGATTTGAGAGACAATGCCAAAAGGCCGGAAAAGAAGGACTGAGAAGTACTCTGTCTTTGAGGGCGGAGAACGTATCCCAACACCTGACTATGCAGTGTTTAACAGCATATGTTCAGATGTTGCGTATCCTCTCGGACTGTCTGCCAAGGATGTGCGTGACCTGTATGTGGAGTTCATTGACCACTCTGTCGGGGCCGCACTTCCTGAAGACAGACCCAGAGATCTCACCGATGAACAGTTACTGAATCCTAGACGAATCATCAGGATACCAAAGGTCGCATCGCTTGAGGTCACAAGAAAAAGCCTTGCTCACTGGAGACGGGTAAGGGAACGCATTACTGCAAAGAAGAATACTGATATTAATGCACAAAACACGAATAATTATGCTGAAACTGAAGAAAATAACTCCGACATTCAACCACATCCTGACGACGAAGGACCTGTACAAGAATGACGTGTACGAGAACGGCATCCTTGTCAGGCAGAACGGCAAGACTAAGGAGTGGCAACGCGTAGTTGCTGTAGGTCCGACTGTGAAGACCTGTAAGCCAGGCGACATGGTCATGATTGACCCGTCACGTTACGCCAAAATGAAGCACCAGGAAGGGTCTCTGAAGGACGGTGTGGTGGCTGATAATATGGCGGTTGCTTACAATATCCCCATCATTACCATCGATGATGCTGAATACATGTACCTCTATGATACTGATGTTCAGTTCATTATGGATGAGTTCACCGAGGAACCTGACCTTCCTCCCCTGTATGTCGGGAAAAAATCAATCATTCAATGAGGCTGCTCACTTACGAAGGGTTTAAGGTAGTAATCGCCCCTGAAGCGCTTGCCCTTAAGCCCTTCCGTGTTTTATGGACCAGGGACAGAAGCAAGAACAAAGACAAAGCCATTACTGAGATAGGCTATATCTACTTCTTCTCTGACCCTCGTAGCGAGTATCAGTACATCATTGATGACGATGAACGTGATGCTGCGATAAAAGAAGGCCTCGGTCTTCCTGCTAAATGGAAACCTGACAAGGAGATCAACGCCGCAATGGAGCTATACAGGTCATTTACATCAACTGCGGCATTGCTTCTGCAGGACACCAGATATGCAGTCGACAAGCTCAGGACTCTGCTGCGTGACATTGACCTCACAGCAAAGGACAAGAATGGCAAGCCTCTGTACACACTCAATGTCATCACAGCAACCATTAAGCAGGTACCTGCACTGGTACGCGATCTTGATGACGCAGAGAAGCAGCTTAATGAACAGCTCAAAGAAGCAGGCGATGCTGTAGGCAATGCAGAGATGTCCATTCTGGACAGTGAGTTCTAAAAGGAAAAGAAAGTACCAAAGAAAAGGAAAACGAGACTACTGTACTTACAGTACAGTATAACGAATATAGCAAATAAAAACAAGTTTTATTTACTATCTTCTATAGTTAGAAAAAATAGTGCTTTTATTTTCCTGTACAAATTTTTACTGCAGTTTCTTTCAAAAACATGTGTTAAATATTCACAATGGACAGATACAACTTTGCACAGAGCATACCGATGGCGTTACATTCACTGATACCTGAGCGGGAGTTCTATGTGCTCATGAACAGCAAGAACGACGACAAGTATCCTGTGTACGTTCATCACTGCATCTCAGTTGAGAGCATGGATCATACTGTGGCCTTTGTCAGGAGGAAGCGTGTACATAGCGGAGACACTGACCGCGACACTGCGTTCAGAGAACTGTGTGCAGAGCTGATTGCTGATATAATAACGGCAGCAGTAAACAATGAATCGCCTTTCCTAAAGACAGTGCCCACGGTACCTGCAGATAAGGAACTGTAATCTCTGACAGGCGGCCCGTTACATGCTCGTATTAGTGCTGAATTTTTCAAAAATAACTACTCAAATATACACTCACAAATGTGGAACGAATTGAAGCAAGACGAGAAATACGAGATTATTCGTGACTATGTACGTCAGGGATACAATAACCTTGACGACATTATGGATGACTATAACAAGAACAGCAATGGTATTAATGCTTCTGTGCTTAACAAGAAGCCCACTCGCTCTGCTCTTGAAGAAGTGATTAATGAATGGTACAGTGCCACAACGTGGCCTGACAGTGACCCTAATGCCGACTACTGATACAGTCATAGTAGAAACAAACGGCTACCAGACCCCGGTAACAGAGGAGCTGCTTAACTCATATCCGCAGGAGGTGAGGGAGCAGTTCATGGAGTTCGTGTCCTCTGTTCCATTCATAAACAGTCTCATATCCCCCAGCAGGAAGCGTGCAAAGGACCTTCCTCGTGACAGTAAGGGCAGGATCATAGTTGACCTTGTCAATCCGCACATTCTTGAGAATATGGACTACTTCCGTCAGTCTGCATTGCATTTCAAGAAATACGGGTGCTACACCAAACTCAAGCCAAACAGTAATCCGAATTCTCCGTACAGGAAGTGGCTTGATGAGGAAGTACGCAGATGCTGGGAAGGAATGGTGAGGCCAGAAGACGGTGAGTGGGTCACCGGATACATGTATTTCTATCTTAACTATTGTCCTATTCTTGTCACTAAGGCGAAGGGTAAGGCCAGTAAAGTCGGAACACGTGTGCAGGATTTTCCTGAACCTTGGGAGGGAGTCTACTGGAGGTTCCATTATCTGGAGCAGGCCAGGTACGGTGGAAAGTACAATAAGTTTGAAGGTGGTGAATACGCCGTGGAACTGTCAAAACGCGGTAGCGGTAAGTCCTTCTCTCTTGGTGGTATTGCAGCACGTAACTTTATCCTTGGTGAAGATAAGGAGACCTGCCGTCGCATCACTACCTTCATCATTGCCGCAAACTCGACGTACTTATCCGGAACCGACGGCACCTTAACCAAGTTCGTTCCTATCATTGACTTCTGCAGGAAGAATACTCAGTTCCCTGGTCATCGCGTTGTTGACTCGCCGAACAAGGTCAATTGGGTAATGGGCTACAAGGACAGGGTGACCGGTGTAAGAAGCGGCTCGTTAAATTCTGTGTCCGGAATTGCAGTTGACAATGATCCTGAAAAGGTCCGTGGTAAGCGTGGCAACTTGTTGTGGGAAGAGTTCGGTTCATTCCCGAACTTCATTGATACATTCAACATTGCAGAGTATGGCATGAAGGAGGGCGGTATCCAGTACGGCTTCTCCTATGCGCTGGGTACCGCAGGTGATGATGACAGTGACTTCTTCGGAGCTCAGGAGATTCTGTACAATCCTGTCGGTTATGACGTGTATTCCCTTCCGAATGTATGGGACAAACCTAACCAGGGCAGGCCTAATTTTGCTTTCTTCTTTCCTGCATATGTGAATATCAAAGGAAGGTACAACAAAGACGGTGTGAGTGACGTTGTATCCTCCTTGCTGTTTCTGCTATCTGAGCGCTACAAGGCTAAGTACAAGACAGGCGATCCGAAGAAGATTGTTAAGGTAACCGCTGAGATGCCTATCACTCCTGCAGAGGCCATCATCCGCATAACAGCATCCAGGTTCCCTGTAACTGACCTTATGGAGAGGCTGCTTCAGATTGACAGCAATCCGAGGTTCTATGACAACGTGTACTGCGGTGAGCTTACTGTTGATTCGTCTGGTGACATCGTGTTCAAGCCCACAGCTGATGAGCCCATACGGTTTTTTCCTCATAAGAGCAACAAGGGTATGGCTGGCGCTGTTGAGATTTATGAGATGCCTGAGAAAGACCCGAAGACGGGCCGTGTGTTTACGAACAGGTATCTTGCAGGTGCAGACCCTTATGATGACGATACTTCAGGTACTACTTCTCTTGGCAGTATATTCATACTAGATTCTTGGACTGACAGGATTGTTGCTGAGTACACCGGAAGACCTCCGCTCGCCGAGGAGTTCTATGAAATATGCCGCAGGCTCTGTCTGTTCTATGACGCTAAGCTCAACTATGAGAACAATAAGAAAGGTCTGTTCAGCTATTTCTCAAAGATGCACAGCGTCCATCTTCTTACTGATACACTTGAGACTCTTAGGGATAAGCAGATGGTTAAGGCCGCAGCTTACGGTAATACGTCAAAAGGTACTGGTGCCACAGAACCTGTCAATAACTACGGAAGGGAATTGATTGAACGGTATCTGCTTGAGCAGGTAACTGTTACAACAAAAGGCGATGACGGTAATGATACTGAGATTAAAGTGCCGAGACTCTTCACTATACGTAACAGGGCCTACTTGCAGGAGCTTGCATCATGGAACCCGCAAGGCAACTTTGACCGCGTCAGTGCTAACATCATGCTTATGCTGCTTCGTGAAGACAGGCTTGTTCAGTACGGCAAGAGAACCGATACATACGCACCTCCTGAAGACCCTCTCGCCAATGACGAGTACTTCAAGAACAACTATGACAGCAGGTTTGAACCCAATATTCCAAACATTCCTGATGACGATTACGACGGATTAGGGCCGTCAATTGACTTCAGTTCCCTTCAGAGATAAAATCGCTAACCACGGTTTAGCAATCACGTAACGCGCATTACCATTGCTGTAATGGGCGCTACTTTTGTCCTAGAATAATCATACAATGCCGTATAACGTAGACATACCTCAACAGAGGCTCCCCTTCAGCAGTAAGACAAAGAAGTGGAGAAAGCAGCACCTGGATTGGGCAGACGACAAGTCACTGCTCAATTACAGCCCTGTGCGCAAAAGCGTACAACAGAAGAAGATAAACTATGATCTTGTTAATGGTACCATTTATATGGATGACCTTGAGTACATGCTCAATCCTGACAGGATCAGAAGCGAATATATCCCTGATAAGATTCAGCATTACCCGATAATCAATGCAAGCCTTAACGTTCTCCGTGGTGAGGAGATTGCACGCGTATTTGATTATCAGGTTGTTATAACCAATCCTGATGCTGTCTCTGATATAGAGCGCAATAAGCGCGACCAGGTACTTGCGGCTCTTCAGGCAGAGGTGCAGAACACGTCTCAAGATGAGAATTCCTACAATGCCCGTATGGAGGAGCTCAGCTCATACTTTAAGTTCAACTGGAAGGATATGCGTGAGCTGCGCGCAAACAGGCTGCTTACACATTATTGGCGTGAGCAGAACTTTGCTGGTACCTTCAATGACGGGTTCATGGATGCGCTTACCGTCGGGGAGGAGTTGTATCAGTGCACCATTGAGTGCGGCGAGCCTGTTCTCCGTAAGCTTAATCCTGTGAAAGTCAGTGCTTTCATGTCTGGATACAGTCGTCATGTAGAGGATGCTGACATTGTCATTATTGAGGACTACGTTTCACCTGGCAAGATTATGGACATCTATGGTGACCAGCTCACTTCGAAGCAGGTTCTTCATCTTGAAGAGCTCCCGAAGAGCGTCGGAAAGGGTGCCGTTGATTCTATGGATCAGATTGATGAGCGCCATGCATTCCTGCCGAATTTCATGCTTACTGATCAGGCTGGCACTGATGGTATGTTTTACTCTGATTTGTTCGGAGACCTTGACGGCTATGACAGGATGCTTCCGTATGACCTCTCAGGAAACATCCGTGTAATTCAGATGTACTGGAAGTCGCGCCGTAAGATAAAAAAGGTGAAATCGTTTGACGAGTCTGGAAAGGAAGTCATCAATTTCTATACTGAGAAATATATCATCGATGAGGCTGCGGGCGAGACCGAAGAGATATTCTGGATTAACCAGGCATGGGAAGGTACCAAGATCGGCGATGACATCTATGTCAACATGGGACCATGCCCTGTGCAGTATAATAGTCTGAGCAATCCTAGCCGCTGTCATTTCGGAATCATAGGAACGGTGTATAACTTCAACGAGTCACATCCGTATT